ACCATTCTATAATTAATTCTAATCTTTCATGTGTTTTATTTATATCATCAAACCTACCACACCATGATGCTACAATTTTATCTTTCTCTAAAAATTGTTCTACATCTCCAGATATCATAGTTCTTGTAACCTCTGTTGCATTCTTATAAACAAAAATACTACACAAGGAATCTGATGTAGTAGTCTTACCTTCTGATACAGGGTCAATAGAGGCATAATAAGCCCCAAACTCTGGACTCTTGACAGGACGTTCCCAAACAACAATACTTCCTGTCTTATCTACTTGTTTTTTATCTACAGGAAATCTGCTGATTGGAAGTTTGTTTGTTCTTTTAGCAAAGATTCCTTTTTCATCTCTATCTAATTCAATTAATTCATAAGGATATTCTTTCTCTTCAATTCTTTTTTGTTGTCTAGATAATATACCTTGTGGAAATACAGATGCTTTTCTATATGCAAATGCTTCTGCAATATTTAAAGGTTTCTGAGATATCCTTAATTGGAATTGCTCACCATTTAATTCATTCTTCCATCTCTCTCTTTCTTCAGCAATTGCTGTTTCAGCTTCTTTTACTAAAGAGTTTCCATAGTCATCAATGAATGGTGGCATAGACCATTGTTCTGGAATAAATAAACCAGCCATACCTATTGTACCATCTGCATCAATAAGATCAGTTTCAACAGCATATATATCATTTGCTGCTGGATTAGTAATCATTTCTTTCAACGGATTACATTGTTCCAAATCTCCCACTGATCCGGCAGCAATAAACATACCTGTAGTGATCATACCAGAAGACATTGCAGGACGTAAGTACTCATATGTCTCAGACATCTTTGGGGCAATTCCGGCTTCTTCATGAAAGAAATAAGTACATGGTCCCCCTACTCCAGTAGTTGCATTTTTTTCAAATGAACCTCCTTGTATTTTTGATTTTAATCCTCTTGCTGTTTTTCTATTACCAATTTTAACTTCAATCTGTTGCTGCCATAATAATACCTTTTCAGGATTACTTGGTCTATACCAAGCAGTATGTTCATTCAAAAATGTTTTATACTCTTCTAAAAATTTCCATGAACCTTTATCATTTATAAAATCCTTAAGTGATGCACCAATCTTACAGATACTACCTTCTTCAAACCAATAGGTATTAACAATTTTACCCATATGAAAATAAGAAGATGCTATCTGACGTTTCTTTAATATAGCTGAATGTTTATAATGTAGTTCTGCAAGTTGTTCATATAAAGCCATATGATATTGAGCATCACGTACTTTGGCAAAACCATATTTTTTTTCTTCTTTATCAAAGATTGGAAGAAAGTTTAACCACATATAATAATCTCTAGTTAAATACCAGCTGTTATTATCATCTGCATAAATAACTCCTTCTCTACATTTGTTTTTTTGATCTTCCCAATATTGAGTAAAATCTTTAGATCTAAATGGTTTATTACAATAAAATCCCTGTTCATTAAATATCTGAGCTTGTTCATTAAACTTAAAAGAAAGTTTATTAAACTCATAATGACCAGGGACATTAAATATACTTAAAACATAATCTATAAAATCTTGTCTAGTTTCAAATTCTGTAGTTGTCCAAGAATTATTTTTATATGTAGGTATAGATTTATACATACGTAAATTTAGCATATACATCACCTTCATGGATCAGTAAATGTTCTTCATTATCATGCATCATTGATGTTGGTAAACAATGCTCACTATATTGAACTTCATCTCCAATTTTAATTTCTGTAATACCTTCACCTACAGCAACAACAGTACCTTTATTTTCTTTTTTTTGCCCTGCTTCAGGTATAATAATATTTGTATTCTTATAAAATGTTTCAGCTTTCTTTTGCTTAATCAATAATTTTTTTCCTATTGGAACTACTTGTTGTGTCATTTTTTTTAGTTTAATGGTTTATTATATTTGGTCATAAGCTAATCCTGCACCACCACGTACAGAACTTTCTTGTTCTTGTTTCATATCAACAAAAGCTCCTTTGTATGATTGTCTAATCTGCTCAAATTTGGAGGCTGCATTTACCATAGAGTTTATATTACCATCTCTACCATGTTCAATAGCAGTTACCTCCATATATTTAGCTAATCTATCAAGCATTGACTTAATACCTTTGTAAGCTCTAAAAGTAGGTGTTTCATATAACTTATAACACATATCTAAAGCATATCTTATTTTAGGATCTTCTGGTGAATCTTCTAATTGAACTTCTTCAATAATGATATCTTCTTTTTCATGTTCTGGCATATTAAAAAATGGATTCAAATCTGGGTTAGGGCAACTCATATAAAATATATACTGGTAAATTTTTAAATAAGTATCAGGATAAGTTTCCATAATAGCATTTAAAAAAGGTAAAGCATAGCAATGTTCTGATGGAATTACTTTACTGTTCTGAATATCAAATAGTCTTACTAACATAATTTTATTTATTATCTTTTAACCACATTATTAATGAATTAACCTCATCTTTTAAATATGGAACTTCATACATTTTTATTTCATCTAAAATAGGTTCTCCATTATAGTGTTCATTTATTGGATACCCATTTGCATCTTCACCAATTTGTTTAAACTTAACATGTTGAATTGTAAGTTTTCCAATCTTTAAAGATGGGTTGTGCTTTTTAATAATATACGCATAAATACTGAGTTGTAAGGAGTAATGCATTAAATTACAATCATCTAAATGATTAACAGGCTTAAACATTTTACTGGTAATACCTTCCCAATTAGTATATCCTTTTTCTTTTATTTCTTTATTGGTCTTATAATCATTGATGTTAATATAACCATCTACAATTTCTACAACGTCTGCTTGTCCACAAAGTCCAACAGACTTTAAATAAACTAAATGTTCTGGATAAACACCATCACTCAACTTTTGTTCTGGTGCTAATTTTATACCATTCTCATTTATAAGAGGTTTAACAATTGGTACTTCAGTTCCATTACGCTCAATTGTTTTAAAATCAAGCATGTCTGATTCTCTTTGATTATGATAAAAATTACCAAGATTAATGGCTCTTTCAGTTTCATTATCCCAAGCTTGCAGTATTTGTTCTACAGTCATTCCATACCACTTAGAATTTTTATTCTTTGCAGATTTTTTTGCCTGTCCTTCTTTATCAAACTTAGGTTTAAGTTTGCCAACAAGTGAAGTAACACTTAACCATTCAATGTTATCTTCCTCTATACTTTCATAGGTATGTCCATCTTCTTTAAATATAATAGCCATTACTTTGTTTTTAAAAGTTCATTTGCTCCATCACTTAATCCTGAAGTACTAGTTCCAAGTATAGGATCATTAGTAGTTGTAGAAACATAGTATGGATTTGATGTATTACCATTTAAAACACCATGAAAAGGTTGAAATACTTGATTAGTATTTTTAACATTGTTATCAAACATATTGGCTTTGAGTTCAGCTTGTAAAAGAACTGTTGCTGCTTCTGTAGTAATCATATTATTGTCTAATAGATCATTTACTATTTCTGTTACTGTCATAATATTAATTTTTAATTTGTTGATTTATTTTTTCTTCTAATTCTTCACTTGCTACAGCATCCCAAAAGCCTTTAGGACAAGATGTTGATAATGACCTTACCTTAAATGCAAGACTACATCCGCAATCTGAACAACATGGTTGTGTACCTGGAGCTAAACAATGATCTCCAGTAGCATCAAACAAAGAACATTTAACACATATTTGAAATCTATCTGTAGCAACAGCTTCAATGTGTTCTTTCTTAAATATGTTATTCTTGATGCCTTCTATTATTTGATCAGCATTTTTAAATACTGTTAAATACTTTTTCCATTTTCCTTCCATATTATAAAATTTATTTTGCTTTAAACTCTTTTTTACTTAGTATGTCAGCTTCCATTTGTTCTAATGCTTTAGACATTTGTTCAATGTTATTCTGTATACTTTCACTTTGGGCATAACCATTGTACGTTCTTTTAGCTAAATTACCAAGTGTGCTTTTATTCTTTTTAATTGAGTTTTCCAATTTAGTTTTTCTCAAATAAAAGGTGCCTAATCCATCTACATTTATTCTTGGATATTCTAGTGCTGATAATTTTTTTCTTAATTTACCATAATAAAAAGATATAAAATCATCTACTACTTGAGGATGTACACCAACTTCTTCAGCTATCCCTTCTTTAAAATCCTTATGCTTCTTGGGATTCACGGCCTAATATTTTATAGTCTAATAATACCAAACCATCTATTTGAACATTAATAGTTTTATTAATTGAAATTGTTTTTTTATTCACACCATTTTTAACTATTAACTTTTTCTTTTCTGCTTTTGCTAAAGCATTTCTAGCTGATTGTGCACTTTTAAATATTCCTTGTTCAGTTAAAAATATACAAAATTTAGTTAATTCAACTTTTGGTTGTTTGGATAATTCCATTAAACATTTAAGATCTGAATTACTAATTAAAATATTTTCAAAAAAACAATATGTAAGTATCTGATACTTAATGGTTTCATTAATATCTACTTGTAATTTTAAATCTACTTTGTTTACTATAGCCATTATTTTAAACTCATTATCATATCAACTAAATCAGGATGAGGATAACAATCAGATTTATCTTTCCTTACATTGGTATGTGTTAATAATCCTTTAATCTTACCACTAGCTGCATCTTCATGATAATCAAATCCTTTAGTAGCACCGTACTTTTGTATTAGTTGTTTTAAACCCAACCTTATATCAATACTATCTCTTTCAGCAACATACTTAATCCACTTTTCAGTTTCTTTAATTTGTTTATCTGAATAAGAATGCCAGTATAAAAATCCTTTGAATGATTCTTTTAATGTTGTTACTTCATCTGGGTGAGTCTTAGTTCCTACATAGGTTTTATAATCTTTAGTTAATTGCCCCATTGAACAAATTTCTAAACCTACAGAGTGTCTATTCATCCAGCCTGATTTAGTTAAACCTAAATGCCAACCTTGGTTTCCTGTTGGAAAAGCTTGAACCATTTGACCATCATATTTAGCATCTCCGGTAGTGTGGTTTTTACCACCTAAAACAAATTCAGTTCCAATTTGACCTCTATCATCTTTGTTCCACATATCAACACAAGCATATGGATTATTTCCTCCAGCTGTATGGTGTAAAAATATGTATTCATTTTTAATAGGTCCTTTAATATATTCTTTAGGGGATAAATAGTGCTTATGAATTATTTGATCAAAATTAGTTTTAAAGTATTGACCATATATATCAGTATCTTCATCAATAGCTTCTTGTAATGTAGGTACTTTATTAAATAATAATGTCCACATATCTGCATCTACTATTCCTGTAATTGGTAGGTTATTAGATAATTGAAATCTAATTACAGCCTTTTCTGTTGCTGGTCCAAACTGTGAATCCTGTTTTAATAGGAGTTTGGATTGGAGGGTCTGGACATCTGGTCCAGAATCCCCCCTTTTTAACATCTTCATAGTTTAGTCTATTTGAGATGCTGCATTTTCCATTGCTTGTTTAAAAGCTTTTGCCTCTTCTGAATCAACAGGCACTTGACCACCTTCTTTTTGAGAAGCATAAGCCTGTGCCATAAACATTTGAGCTTGTAATCTTTCAGCTCTTGATTTCTCAATAGTAGCCAAAAGCATTTCATACTCTGCCTGTACTTCTAAATGAGGAATGTTGTCTTTGTAAAATGCACTAATTTCTTCTCTACGTGCATTCAATTCTTCTTTACTTAGGATTGGATCCTTTTCATCTAAAGGGTTGTTGGTTTTCTTGTTTGCCATTTTTAATTTTTTTAAGTTAAACAATATACTACAAATATATAATAATAGTTTAAATAAAAAAAGTTTATGGGATTTATTTTATGATATTCTATTTTTTTCTAATAAAAGAATTACGTTTTTAAGATCTGATAATTTATTAAAAACAACACATCCTTCTAAAAGATCAACGGTCCATTTACCCTTTTTAGCTTCATCTGAATCACTGTCACAAGATAAGAAATCAATTTGACCTATATTTTTAGCATAGTAGTACCATGGCTCATCAGATCCACTTGACTCAGGTGTTTCATCAACACGTTCAAACCCTAACTTTATTAAATCAATCTCTCTCATCTTTGTTTATATTACTCCTTTACTAGGAAGATTAGTATTACCTCTTCTTGGTTTTTTTATGAGCACTATCCTTCATGATTTTGCCATCTGGCATCTTGTGATATCCTTTAGGTATTACTTGTTTTTTATCTGGTTTTTTCATGATTAGCACTTCTTACCTTTCATGGCTCCGCCCATTTTAGCTTTACCTATAGCACCACCATTCTTTTTGTAACCCATTTTGTTTCTTACTTCTGTAGGAAGTTTAGCTAATCCTTTTTTACCAGCAGGTACATCTTTCATTGCACCACCCATTGACATTTTTTTTACAGTTTTCATAATTTTAAGTTTTAAAGTTATCTATATTTTGCAGCTTTCTTAGCAGACCACTCTCCAGGATCACCACCTTTAGTACCCGCTTTAATCTTATTAAAGAGAGTCTTACGCATACCAGGCTTGGTATAGTTACCAGCCTGGTTTACTTTAGATTTAGTTTTCATTTTTAATTTATATTATACAGGATTGCATTCAACATATAAAAAATCATTATCATCATCATTTAGTTTTTCAACACATTTAGCACAAGTATCTAAATAACCTAGATTTCCAAGAACAGTAGATAATAAAACACCTGGTGGTATAGTTACTTCTCCTAATTTTAATTCACACTGATTAACTCCTACATTTATACTAACGCTTTCACTAGGATTTAAAACATCAAATGCACAACATCCGCTATTAAATATACCATTTGTATTTCTAATAACTTGTGCCATGCAAATGGTTGCATTAAATGGTAATACAAAATCTACAATCCAAGTTCCATCACATCTATAACCAGTAATAGTTTCAACTGATTCTTCACTTTGATTCATATACTCAGAACAACACTGGATTTTACCAGGACAGTAAATATTTGGCAAATTAGCAGTACATTCTTTACAGTCATAATACACTCCATCAACACTTTCTACAGTAGCAGTAACTATTCCCGTGTCACTCCAAGATAATATTTTATAACAACCATATCCTGTTGTAAGTTCTAATGTTAATGTCTGATTTATATTATAGTCTGAACGTAAAATCAATACTTCAATTTCTTCTGTACAACAGTTTTGTACTGTGTAATATAATGTTTCTGGACATGGATTAACTACTCTACATCCATTAATTTCATCTTTACATTGAATCTCTTCTGTAACAGGTGTAATGAAAGAAAGAGTTGGGAATTGAGGTTCTGATGAATCAATTCCCCAACAGAATCCAAATGTGTCTACAAATGTATCACCAATATTAAGAGTGGCTACCGAAGCTTGAAGTGCTTCTAATGTAGTATATCCAGTTTCTAAGTGACAACAAGAATATAATATTACAGGTGTAGGACAAGTATTAGCATCTGTACATACTGAACTTTCACAATCAGTGGCTGGATACGCTGTTCCTACTGTTACGCTATTTGTAATAGGGGCAGGTGTTGTACCTGTAATAGACCAGCAATATCCATTTGTATCAACAAATGTATCACCAACATCTAGACCGGCAAGTGCTCCTGAGAAGAATTGTTCACCTGCTGCACAACAAGATTCAACAATAAGATTTTCAGGACAAGGGTTTGCGGCAATACATACACTACATTCAGAATATTCTGAAACTTTTGTTCTAACTCCTGTTACACTATTTAATGTTTCTGCTTCTACAGTCCAGCAGTTTCCTTCATTATCAACAAATGAACTACCTACAGCAACTTCATTATTAATAATAACTTCTGAAAAAGCAGGATCACAACAGTTTCTAATTAATAAATTACTTCCAGCAGCAATACAAGCTTGTGTAGCACTTAATGTATAAGAAAATCTAGCATCAACGGGACTTGGTAAATTTGCACCACAACCAACATATAAACCCACAATAAAAAATGTTTCATTTGAAGGTGATATATTTCCTAAAACAATTGATTCTGAAAAACAAAGTGTTTTATAGCTAGTAGTAATACCATCAATTGGATATTGAGCAACAGGTATTACTGTATATAATGGAACATCTCCGTTATTTAATTCTGAACAATTAAAATGTGAAACAGTTACATAAAAATTAGTATTTACAGCTTCAGGTATTACAGGTATATATACAATACCTGAAATTTTTACTGTATCTCCTACATTTAAATCTATAGGAAGAGAAATACCACAATTTACCATATTATTCTTTAATCCTAAAGGATTTCCAAATCCATCTGTATTAATAGTTGCATTATAATCTCCATAAGACCATCCTAATGGATCATTTCCAATAAATATATTTTTTAACTCTGGAGAATTTACTGTACGAACCGGAAATACTCCAGATACTGTTGCTAATGTAAAATGATCAGGACAAGAACTTCCACTTCCTGGACCAGGAGGACCTTGCGGTCCTTGTTCACCTTCTGGTATTGTAAAATCAAAAATTGCAGCAGAAGATGTTCCCACATTTGTAACTATTGCTGATGTTCCAGCTGCTCCAGTTGTTGTTGTTCCTATAGCTATTGTTGCAGCTGCTCCCGGAGGTCCTTGAGAACCACTTCCAATGTATGCTTTTATTGCACCAAGGCTAAGTAAATTTGGTTCCATTTTAGGTTGCGGTTTTAACCTCTCATATATATCAGTGTATGCAGCTGATATGATATAGTCATTGTCTGTTGGAGTTTTGATTTTACGTTTGGCAATCAAACCCATGATGTCTTGTAAAGTAGTCATAGTTTTTTATTTTAAGTATTAAAGTATTTCGTATGTTCCTGATAAATCAAAGTGACTTGTAATTGTTGTTCCACCAACTGGTGTATTAAATTTCCAATTCAAATCAGTTGTACTTCCAGAATAATATAATTTTTGTATTGTTGTACTAATTGCTACATCTGTTATACCTGCAATATGATATAAAGAGTTTCCTGTAGTTTGGTGTAATGATCCACCAGCCTGTCTCATTGTTTCAACAGAAGGAAATGGAAGAGTAAATTGATATTGTAAAGTACCAAAATTACTACAACCAGTAAAGTCTACATAAACCCTAAAGAAACAAATCTTTTGTGATAACATAGTATATGAAGCTATTGCTGTTACACCAGCCAATGTTCCAGAAGCATCTGTAAATAATGGATCAAAAGTTTCACTAGCTAAAGTTGTAACTGATGTAATAAGATTATCAAGATTCAATTCTCCATTATATATTTTTGGAATGCCTTTTCTTTTTGACCATATTCCCCCTTTTATAAATGTAGGCATAGTTATTTTATTTTTTAGTTATTTTTTAAACTACAGTAGTTATGCTAGAACTAACCCATGTAGAAGTGGCTATTTTTGTATAAAGTAATGCTCCAGCTGTAATATTTGTAAAATAGATATTACTTCCAATAGGATAAGCAAAAACATTAGAATATTGTGCATTCATATATGTCAAATTAGGAGCGGTGGTAAGTATAGTATCTACACTGTAATTTCTTGCGCTTCCATTTGTTAATTTAAAATACGTTAAAATATTTGTAGAACTATCTTCTTTTACAAAGTAATAAAATTCTCCAGGATTAATAGTTGCAAAACTATCATTAAGCTCACCAATATTTAAATTGTTAGCATAAAACTTAATAGAATAATTAGAAGTATTTTTTACAAATATACTCATACCTATAGTTATTGTAGTGTTCCATTTTACAGATTTACCTACTGCATCAGAAAAAAGTCTAACATAGTCAATTCCTGAAAAATTTGTTGCCGTAACTGCTGCAACAACTTGAGTAGATACAGTTGGTTGCAAAGCAACAGTTCCCGTAGCGTCAGGAAAAGTAATTGTTTTATTTCCAGGAGAAATTGTTGTAGGTATTTTTACTGCTATATAAGTAGTTCCATTACTATAAAGCATTTCTCCACTACTAAACACACCAAATGCAGTGCTAAAAGGACTATCAAGTCTAATACCATCTGGATTTATTCTTATATTATTTCCGCCATCCGTATTCCAAGATGTATTAAATGGAACTACATTTCCTGTTGCAATAGTTTGTGCTAATGTTTGAGAAGCTGCAGGTCCTGTATTACCTTGAGCACCTGTAGCACCTGCTAATCCTTGTATACCTTGGATTCCTTGTGCACCTTGAGATGCTAACAAAGCCCAGTTACTTGTAGCTACACTAGGGTTAGATGTACCAGATGTTGCTAGTATACAAAAATAAGAAGCACCTCCAAAACCAACTGCATCATTTGCTATGTATGATGTACCTGATACCCATGATGATCTCCAAGTTAAACCTGCTGGTCCAACAGCTCCTGCAGTTCCAGGTATACCTTGTGAACCGGGCACACCTTGAGGTCCCGTTGGTCCTTGTGAACCTGGTACAGATTGTTGTGCTATTAATTCATCAAGATTTAATTCTCCGTTTAAGATTTTTGGGATGTTTTTTCTTTTAGACCAAACTCCTCCTTTTATAAATGTAGGCATAATATTTAATTGTTTATTGTTATGTTAAATGTAATGATACTAGATGTCTTAATGCTCTTTGCCATGTCAAATTTATTTTATGCTGGGCCTATTGTTGTTATTGTTCCTGAAGAACCTCTATATTTTAGAGCTCCAGCTTCTACATACATAATCCCTCCACCTGTTATGCTAGCAGTAGGAGCTGTTCCATTCTGCATAAGAAGTCTATCAGCGTTAATATATTGAAAGTAATCAATAGATCCTGTAGAACCACCTGTTCCAGATAGAGCAACAAGTGTTGAGTTTGGCTTGTCAAAGACACAGTTAAGTATTGAATAGAATCCTGATAAAGAAACAGGAGCAACAGTGTTTAATGCTGAAGCTAAAAATTGTGAATTAGCTAAAGTAATAATACTTCCAGCAGATGATGTAACAGCGTTTGTTACAGCGGCAATTACTATAGAATCTGTAATGTTTAATGTTCCTGCGGTTACGGATGGAGAAACACAAGACATAGCCCCTTTAATAATCACATTTGCACCAGCATTATTTACTGTTACAAAATTTGGATTACCATCATTAATAGTTACAAGTCCAGTACCTGTTATATTGCAAGCAGTGTCAATATTACAGTTGTGGATATCAGTAAAAGTAGCATTTCCACTTTTAGTTAATGTTCCACTAATATTACAATTAATAATATTAGGAACTCCGACTCCAGAACCAGCAGTAATAGTAAGATTTTGAATTGTTAATCCTGCAATTGTACACCCAACAGATGTACTGACTGTTCCAACAATAGCAGTATTGCCACCTAATGGTTCAAATGTAGTTAATACAGTGTATTGAGTGGTAATTGATGGGCTTTCAGTATAACTACCAGGGTGTATAATAATTGTTCTACGTTGTCCTGTGATTAATGTCAATGCCTTTGTTATACTTGCAACTGGATTAAGTACAGCCCCTGTACCTGTTGTATCGTTACCATCAACTTGGCTAACGTGAATCTCATAACTATATACACCTCCATTACCTATAGTAACAGAACCATCTCCCATTAAGAACTGAGTAGAAGTACCTGCATCTTTAACAAATGATCCACCTTGTACCGCTCCTCTTAATCTAGTTGTAGTAATTAAGGTATTTCCTATTACAACAGTATTAGATCCAATACCAATTGCTTCATGTCCTATGACTATTTGATTTGTATTATTGGTACTAAGTGATTTTGTATCTAAACCTATAAATATACTATTATTACCAGCGATATTATTAGCATAAGTAGAATCTGCTCTACCAGCATAATAACCAATAGCAATATTATTACTTCCAATATTGTTAGTAGCTAAAGCATCACCACCAATAGCCACGTTATAACCTCCTGTTTGATTTGCGTTTAATGCTTTATCACCTATAGCAATACTACCACTACCTGTTGTATTAGATATTAATGCTCTATAACCGAACGCACAATTTGAAGATCCTGTTGTACTATTTAAAAGCGAAGCTGTTCCAATAGCAGTGTTAAATTCACCTGTAGATGTATTTTGTAAAGCTTGACTACCTATACCAGTATTGTTATTTGATGTGTTACTATATAAAGCTTGCCATCCTAAAGCAGTATTACTGTACCCTGTTACATTTGAAAATAAAGATTTGTATCCAACTACTGTGTTATTTGATCCTGTTGTATTTGAATTTAAAGATTGATTTCCAACAACCGTATTAGATAAAATATTTCCATTCCCTTTGCCTACTGTTAACCCATTTACAGTTAAATTATAAGCTCCTAAGTTTACCGCTCCTGTTGCTCCTGTATAAGGTACAAAACCTGTTACTACTGACCCTGTGGTTACAGAACCATCTGCTAATAAGTATTGAAGATTAGTTCCCCCTGCTTTTACAAATGAATTTGCAGTTATTGAATTAGTAGTACTTGATCCAATATCTGTGACTGATTGTAAATTTTGATTACTAAGATTAGATACAAGAAGATCAAGATTCAATTCCCCATTAGATATTTTTGGTATATTTTTCCTTTTTGACCAAACTCCGCCCTTAATGAATGTTGTCATTATTTTTGTTATTAAATTAAATATCCTTCTATAAGAGTAATATACAAATTTCTTTTGTAAAAATAAAGAAAAATTCATGCAACCTAATTAAGGTAACTCAAAAAAATTTTTTGTCCCCAAAAAAAATACTATAATTTTTACTATGGTTTTTATAAATGTTATGTGTTTTGCAAAGGTGGTACCAAAAATTGTGTGTGTTAACATGTTGGTACCTACTACCAAATTGCTCCCCAGCTAATTTTTGCGGTGAGGGTACCCCCGCGTCTGTGGTACCTAAATAAATAAAATATAATATTATGAGTGTTTTCTTCAGAAAAGTAAGAATCAATGAGTCTACTGGAACAGCAACTATCATTGCAACAGACAGACCAATCACCAGCAAACAAACTACACTTGCTGGGCTAAACGTGGGAACACGTACACAAGGTAGTGTAAACTTTGGAGTGCTAAGTCTTATTGACCCTGAAACTAATCAGGTGATAAAGGCTAATCATCCAACTATGATAGCCTTGCAAAAGAAACTGAATGCTGGTGATGAAATGCCAGGATTCCAATTGAGTAACAACCCTGTGGTTGATATTCAAACTGGTGAGCTAACAACCCTAATGTGGATTGAAGCTATCTAACATCAGAACAAGAGGGGAGTGTAACAACTCCTCTCTTTAACTAACAGATGAGTGTGACTAGCTTAAGGCGTGACTCCTTGAAATAGTCTTTTTAAATATAAATCAAATAAAATATAATAAGATGAAAGCATTGGACCTATCCACACAAAGTATTGTTCAACTTGCAATATTGCAAGCAGAGCAACAACAGAACATTAATAACATCACTAGGATTTTAGCAAAGGTAGATGAAATGTGTCAAGAAGAAGCAGGCATGTCATTAGATCAATTAATTGATAGCTGGGACTACTGCATAGAAAGACTTGCTGTAATTAGTAAAGAGAAAGAATTTAGACTAGGTATTGCAGTAGATAAACAAATTGAGGAATCTCAAGATGCAAAGAAACTACAATCATATCCAGGATATCTTGCTAACTTAAATAAAATATAATAGTATGAAATCATTTGATAAGATTGTAGTAATAGAAGAGAAATTAGCTTCATTCATTGGTAACTATATAAAACCATTAAGAGTAGGTAAAGGCTTTGAACACTTCAGTGATGAATGTATTCTCTATGCTCTATTGGAGTATTCTCAATTTGTAAGACCTTTCACCAATGAGGAAAGGATAGAATATTTGTATTCTAAATGTGGTGAATATAGTGGTCACAGAAAAGATATTAAAGTTGACTTTGATGTCAATGGAAACTTTGAAATATACAGTGATGATGAATTGCCATGGTAAATAATAATAAAGGGGAGTTACTAATTCCCCTTTTTTGCTTAGAAGTCACCACGCATACTTTATTGAGTGTTACCACTTTTTCTACCTACCAGCTACAACGCATACCTTTCTGCTCTCCAGCTGCTGCGCTCCGCGCAGCTCCTCTCTGCTCCCCAGCTAATTGTTGCACTATTGCAATATAATAATAAATTAAATTAATTATGTCAGTATTTTTTAGAAAATTGAGAGTAAATGATAGCACGGGAACTGCTACCATTATTGTAACATCTGCACCTATTGTAAGTAAAATAGGTACGTTAGCCGGCATCAGTGTTGGAACAAGAACCCAAAGTAATATTACATTTGGTGTATTGAGCCTTATTGATCCAGAGACTAACATAGTAATGAAAGCCAATCATCCCACAATGGTACAACTACAAGAAAAGTTGAACGCAGGAGATGAGATGCCAGGCTTTAAATTATCTAATAATAGAGTAGTTGACCT